TTGGCACTGGGAAGCGGATTTTACCGGACATTCCAGCTAGGGTAGCCGAGGTTTCCCCGGTGAAACCCGAACTGGATTTCGCCGTCTATCAAAGGCAACGACTCAAAGTCTGGCGATAGTTTCCGAAGCCCCGCCTCAAGCGGGGTTTTTCGTTTTGGCCCCAGCCCCGGCCACCCCTGTAGCGATAGTTGTCGCATTTTGCCGGTATTAGCTGGGGCCACCCCTTTCTCGCGCCTGAGAGAGACGCTATGCGCTCGTGCAAGGCAACTTGCCTCAGACGCCCCTGTTTCGCCTCGGCTCTCACCCCTCGGCCCGTGTTCAGCGGGCCTGTTTTGGAGCTCACATGCGCTATCTGATCGCCGCTCTCGTGCTGGCGTCGAGTCTCGCCTATGGCCAGACGCTGACGAATGCGCAGAAAATCTCCTGGCCGGCGGCGACCCAGTACACGAACGGGACTGCGATTCCCACCACGGTAGCGGTGACGTACAACGTTTACGCCAAGTTGGCCGGGGCGGCGGAAGTGAAGCTCATGACCGGCGTGGCCGCAACCAGCGTCACGAGCGCTCTGTATCCAGCTGGGCAGAGCAACTGCTATACGATCTCGGTATTGCTCAACGGCGCGAACGAATCGGCCCGATCCCCGGAGGCATGCGGGGTGGTGCAGAGTCCATCGGCCAAGCCGGTCACGACAGTGGTGATCCAGTAGCGAGTAAAGGCTGGCGTGAAAAGTCGCGGCTTACGCGGTATCGCTCGAAAGTATGCAGGCAGTCCCCGAACCAAGCTTCCTGGACGCAAGGTTCGGCTGCTCAGTGCGCGAGAATGTGAGGAGCTGCGAGCGCATGTTCAATCCTGCCGCTTAGCGCGGACCCGCCATTATCGGGCTCTTTCTCCGATAGTTTGGGTTTGGCCAGACTGCGGGGTGGGCGCTGCATGCCGCAGATTGGAGACCAGCTCTCTAAAGTTTGATTTAAAGAGAACCAGGGTCATCAGCCCGACCGTTCCCCAGAAAATGACCAAGACGAAAACGGCGGCCTCAGGACTGCCGCAGGTTCGCGCTAAGGAGCGCCAGAATTTACGCATGAAGAGTCTTCCTACCTTTGCCTCGCCAGCCATCAAGTAACCATAGCCATGCTAGGGCCCCCAGGATGACCGGGAGGCTGATGAACGCGCTATAGAGCACGGCGGTCCCGATTCCCTTATAGCGGGAGTCCTTATTTTGATTTATGTCCATAGAAATAAGTCGCGGCCACGATTTTGCTTCTCGCCCAGTAATCGCAAGCGCAGGCTGTTTCATCGAATTTTCTCATCCACATGCGAAGGCCGCTGGGGGTGACGCGCCAGTAGTCATGCGGATCGGCGTGGTAGGGAAACAGGAAGGGGAGTTGCACCCAGATCACGCCGCCGGGCTTGAGAACCCGATGCATTTCGGCAATCGCCTTATGCGGTTCCGGCACATGCTCCAGGACGGACCAGCACACCACCGCGTTAAACGAGGCGTCAGGGAACTGGAGATCCTGTACGTCATCGTGCCGATCAATTCGCGCGGAATGGTCGAATTTATCGACTGAGGTCCAGTTGGGACCGAATTTCTCTCCGTGTTCGTCTTTGACTGCAATTTGCAGGCAAGGGCCGGAAGTTTCCGACAGAAATTCTGAGAACAACGTATCGCGTGATCGCTTGGCGGTGACCTTCGCGGAAGAGCGGTTGTATTGCAGGACGAACCAGGGCAGAGGGATGGCTTTTTGGCAAATGTTACGAATGTTGCTTTTCAGGCTCATTTTTGGTCTTCCTTAAATCCTTGAGATTGAGGTAATGCTCGGCAGATCGTCGTATGAGTTCGGCGACCGTCAAGTCTTTTTTTTTCGCCTGCTTCTTGAGTCTTGCGAGCAGCGGCAAAGGCAGGTGAACGTTGGTGCGCTTCATATACACACCTAGCATAACAGGGTATCCGTGAGTTCATGAGACGCATTTCACAGATTGTAATCACTTTGATGTTGCTGCTATGCGGCATTGAAGTGGAAGCAATCAACGTGCGCGTGACGACCAGGGCAAATGCGGATGGCGTATACAGCACTGCTTTCCCCTGCGTCCTGGCTGATCGCAGTGATTGCGCGCCGCCCACCACAGGAACGTTGACGTGCAGCGATGCCGCCGCGCCGGCTTTGACGGGGCTCTCAACGGGCTCCGCTTATAGCGCGGATGTGCGTCAGTTTTTCGGCGGTTCGGCCGCCGCAACTGCAACCCTGACCGTCGTCACGGTCTCAGGCGATAACGCCGCGACGAATGGTTGGGCGATCTCCAGTGCCGGGGCCGGGAATAACCTCACCAATGCAGGCAGCAATGCCGGTGCCGGGGCGCTCAAGGTCCGTGGCACGACCAGCGGCAATAGTGTGGACTGTTCAACCCGAAACTGGTCGTTCGCCGCGCCTCCTGCGGGAGAAACGGTGGCCCCGACGATTCCCACTGGGTTGGCTTACACCCCTGGAAGCAATTCCGTCACGATCACGGGCGATGCGCCCTCTGACCCGCCCCCTTCGGCAAGTCGCGTCAAGCAAATCAATTTACGATTCAACGGCACGGGCGGTACGACGACTGTTTCTGTTGGGCAAGGACTCTCTCGTGCGCTGACGCAGCAGATCATTGGATCGAGTGACGGGACTCCCGCCTCGACGCAAACCGGCACAGCGCTCTCGCTGGGCTTTGGAGGCGCGGGAGTCGATAGCACGGCAGACCAGATTCTGGCGTTCACGGACGCCACGGGCATTGCAGGGGATGCTTTCGCGACCGTCACGATATCGAGCATCACGAGCGCGGCTTCTTTCCCGAAGGCGGGCATTCGCGTTGCGGAATCCAACGCAGTAGGCGCTAAGGCGGTTTACTGCTACGTCCAGAATAGCGCGACGAAAAAGGTCCAGTGCAAGACCCGCGCGACAGATGGTGTCACGACGGCCTCACAGCTTTCCCAAACTGTCACGGGAACGCTCTCGCTGCGCTTGACGCGCACCGTGGCGACGAATAGCTGGCAGTTCGATTACTCGACCGATAGCGGGGTCACCTGGACGGCGGGGGCGACCTTCACGCTCTCGATGGCCTCGACTGTGTACTGGGGCACGTTCATCACCAGCACGACGGCGGCGACCAACGCCACGGCGAGCCTGACGAACTGGAATCTCAACAACGTCGCACGTTGGAGTTACGCCAAAACCACGGCCAGTACCGTCACCATCGATGCGACCAGCCAGGATGTTAACGACAACCTCTCGGCTTATTCCGGTTCGATATCCGCGACGCCTAATGCGGTCCCGCTCAAGAAATGGCATCCCGGCCATTACATGCAGATTACCCGAGGCAATGCAGACCTCGTGCAATCGACGCGGTTTGGTTACTACGATGCGATCGCTTCGGACACTCACGTTATCGGGGTGGTAGTCCCGTTTCGCTGGTCGCAGCTTGAGGGCGCGAGTGCCGGAGACTACGCCGCGGGAATCGCAACGATTCAAGCGGAGGTGAACAAGCTCAAAGGGCTTGCGGTGCCCAAGCGGCTCTTCATTCGCCTGATGGACTTCCACTATGGCGGAAGCGGCGGCGTCTCTAACTATTTCCCCGCGTACGTCAGCGGCACCTATACCTATCAAGGGACCAATGGCGTGGGCTGGTGTCGCTGGGACTCGACCGCGATGGATCACTACATTGCGATGTTGAGTGCTTACGCAGCGGCATTTGACGATGAACCGTATTTTGAAGGGTTGTATCTCAATCGCGAATCAGCCGCGGCTTTAGGATCGACCACTCCGTGTGGATATACCGGCGCGGCGTATGACTCCTCGTATCGCAGGATGGTGGCCGCGGAAGTGGCAGTCTTCAAGAAGTCCAACGTCATTGAATCGATCAACTATCTGGTCAGTCAGAGCACGACGAATTCTCATATCGCCTATTTGTCCTCCGTCCAGGCGGGAATGGGCGGGCCGGATGTATTGCCGACCGCTTGCACGACTCAAACGCCCTACGCTTACAACACACTGACCGGGACGTCAGGAGGGCATGATTATCGAAGCGAGATCCCCGTGCTCTATAGCGTGGAAGCCTCAGAGATGGGCGGGGTGTTGGGCAATTGCACCATCGATCAGTTGCGCGATTATGCCAACGATACCCTGCAAGCCAGTCACGTCTTTTGGGATCGCAACACTTTTTCAGGTAGCGCGAGTCAGCAGTGGAGCGGTGGAATTCTGCCTTACATTCAAACAGGCGCGAATGCGCTGACGCACACGAGTTGCCCGAGCATTTACACGCAAGGATGCGATACGAACTAATGCGTCAGCTCATTGCCTTCCTGGCCTGCTCGCTCTGCTCAATCGCGCTCGCAGGAACGGGAAATTACACTTCGGTGGTCGCGGGTACGGCGGCCAGTGGAACCGGAGGGATCACGCCCGGCATGCCCGCGGGCGTCATCGCAAATACGACGCCGCTGATTTTGATCGTGGGGGCGAGGGCGGCGACGGATACCCAGCCGTCGGACCCTTCAGGCTGGACGTTATTACTGGATACGTCTTCGACCACCAATGATTCGTTGGCGATCTGGTGTCGCATCTATCAAAGCGGGGATGCAATCCCGAGCGTTGATTTCACCGGCACGAGCAACACTCGGGGCATAGCGCTCGCGTTGTTTGGAAATGTGCCGACCACCTGCACGGGCATTGTGGCGGCGAGCGGCATTGCGGGTAGCTCATCTAACACGGCGAACATCCCCAATACGTCGGTGACGGTGCCTGAGAACAACGTGCTGTTGCTCGGTGTGGGCAAGAAGTCCAAAACAGTGACAGCGGATGGCGCGACGATTACCAGTCCCACCGGATTGACCGGAGCGAGAGCCTGGACGCAATGGAATAACGGAACCGATGTCGGGTTTATCGCGGACTACACGATTCAGACCACGGCGACGAACTTCACGTCTTCCGCGTGGACGCAATCGATAGCAGAAAGCGCCCCTTATGGCTCGTTAGTGCTGGCGCTGAAATCAGGCGACCTGACCCCGCCGACGTTTAGTGTCTCGCCCGCGATTGGAACGCGCACTACCAGCACGATTCCCGTCACGGCGACCACGGCCTGCACGGACTGCAACTACTACGGGGTGGCGGTAGTGGATGGCTCTGGCGCTCCCACGTGTACCCAGGTGAAGGCGGGGCAGAATTCAGGCGGCACGGCGGCTTACAAGGCCTTTGGTCCTGTGGCCATGACCACCACCGTCCAGAACACGGGAACATTCAGCACCTACACGGACGGGACGCTGAGAGACGGTTATTTCTGTCTCAACAGTACGGTGAATGGAGACAGTACGGTCGCGAGCATCGCGGACATGTACAAGATTCCGGCTTTTAGTGTGACGCCGTCGATCAGCGCGCAGTCGGATGTCGCGTACACGATCACGAAGACCCTGGATGGAGCCGGAACGGTGTATGCCGTGGCATGCAAGAAGGATGCAACGGCTCCATCAGTCACCGACGTGGAGGCCGCGCATTGTGCGAGTGCGAGTAGCCCGCAAGCCTCATCGAATGATGACGCAACGGGGACGTTTGCATTGGGCAGTGCGCTCACCTTTCCTGTGTACGACATTTACGTGGTAGGCACGTATGGCAGTCAGCACGAAGCGGCGGTTCACACGCTCGCGGATGAGTGCCTGGACGCCCCGAGTGGCAAGCAAGTCATCAACTGTCCCAGCGGATTGACGAGCATTGGGACGGGCTCGCCGATTGACACGTTGAATGCATCGATCACCCCCGATATTGCAGCGGGTGATATCCCCACCTGCGACAGCGTGACTACGCCAGGAAGTTTTGCCGCGACCATTGGGCTGGATGGAAACATCAGCTACTCCGGCGACAGCTCGAGGCAATACCTCAATTGCACGTTCTATGACTTGAGCGTGGGAGGCATCCACGCAGACGACTTGGACTTCTGGGCGAACAACCTGCCGCCCATTCCGCCCGAGCCGAATTCGCTGACGTTCTTCGTCCCGCTCAACTCGGCCATGACGCCGGTTGACCTGACGCCTTATTGCACAGACCCCGAGGGCGATGCGATCACGGTGACGAACGTAGATAGCCTGCCCACGGGCCTCTCGATCAGCAGCAGCACGTTGCAAGGCACAGCCACCGTGCGCGCCAAGACGCTCAACATTCAGCTGAAGTGCACGGACATCACCGGCGACTCGGTGACCTGGCAGTAATGGTAGACATCCGCGTTGGTCAAACCACGGTCCCTGATCCGCTCAAAGGGTTGACGCAAGAGGCCGCCGAAGAGGCACTCGCGACCGCCGACCTGCTCGTCGCCTACGCCACAAGCCAATACAGCACGCTCTACGACGTCGGCACGGTCATGGCGCTGGACCAGACCGAAGGCGCTGACATCGACCCCGGCTCCACCATCACGCTCACCTTGAGCCTGGGGGAGGAGCCGGCTACGGCTGGACTGGGGGGCGGGCTGCTCCAAATCGCGAAGCGCAGGCGCCATCGCGCCCGTAGGCGCAAGTTCAGAAAGGTACGATATCAGTGAGTGGTCTAAAACGGACAGATTTAGATGCGAGGTAAAAAGACAGGCGGGCGATTGAAAGGCTCGCATAACAAGTCTACAGCGACGTTGAAGGAGATGATCGAAAACGCCCTGGCCGCAGCCGGGGGTGAAGAATATCTCGCCCAGCAGGCCAGGGAGAACCCTGGCGCCTTCATGGGATTGGTGAGCAAGTTAATTCCGCGTGATCTCAACGTGAGTGGCGAAGTTCGCCATTCTCTGGAGTCCCTGATTGTCCGCAGTCTTACGGGAACCGACTCAAGACCAAGCGGCTGAGCGCATTCGGCTGTGGCGTGAGAAGCCGCAGGTGATGGTGCGGGAGCTTTTCGGGGTAACGCCAGACCCGTGGCAGGACGAAGCGCTGGCATGCTTTCCGACGACCCCGCAGCTAGCCTTGCTTGCGTGCAAGGGTCCTGGCAAAACCGCTGTTCTCGCGTGGCTGTGCTGGAACTTCGTTCTGACGCGTCCCGCGCCGTGCAAGATTGGCGTCACGGCAATCAGCGGTCAGAACCTCAAGGATAACTTGTGGGCTGAGTTGGCGATTTGGCAGAACCGCAGCCCGCTTCTCAAAGAGCTGTTTCAGTGGACAGCAGAGCGCATCTTCTCGAAAGAGAGTGATGAGGTAGGACGCGAGAAGTGGATCAGCGCCAAGAATTGGCCTCGCGATGCGGACTCTAGCCAGCAGGCCAATACGTGGGCGGGACTACATGCTCCGTACGTTATGGCGGTGCTGGATGAGTCAGGCGGCATTCCGACTGGCGTGATGGTGGCCGCTCAAGGCATCGGCTCGGGCGCTCCCCTTGAGTGGCATATCGTCCAGGCTGGAAACCCGACGCATCTTGAGGGGCCGCTGTATCGTGCAGCCACCATTGAGCGCGATCAGTGGAAGTTGATCTCCATCACGGGCGATCCTGACGATCCGAAGCGCAGCCCTCGTGTTCCGATTGAATGGGCGAGACAGCAGATCAAGGCGCATGGCGCAGACAACCCTTATGTGCTGGTCAACATCTTCGGTCGCTTCCCGCCGTCGAGCTTAAATGCGCTGATTGGTCCCGATCAGGTCAATGAGGCCATAGGGCGGCATTTGCTTGAACCGCAGTACGTGTTTTCGCCTCGCGTGCTGGGGGTGGATGTGGCGCGGTTTGGCGATGATCGATCCGTGATCTTCCCGCGCCAGGGCTTGGCGAGCTTTACCCCTATCGTGTTGCGCAATGCTGAGGATGAGCACGGTGCGGGAGTGGTAGCGCAGAAGTGGACGGAATGGAAGGCCGATGCCTGCTTTATCGATGCGACCGGTGGCTGGGCTTCTGGCTGGCGTGTGGCGCTGAGAGCCATGGGACGCTCGCCGCTTGAAGTGCAGTTTGCGGGCAAGGCAACCGATCCAAAGTATTTCAACAAGCGTGCTGAGATTTGGTTCGAGATGTGCCAGTGGATCAAAGACGGCGGCGCATTGCCGAACGTGCCTGAGATTGTCGCTGAGCTAACCACGCCGCTCTACACGTTCAAGGGTGACAGGCTGATTTTGGAAGAGAAGGACCAAGTGAAAGCGCGCTTGGGGCGCTCTCCTGATCTAGCGGACGCATTGGCGACTACCTTCGCTGCGCCGGTCCATGTGAATCGAAACCCGTTCGGTCAGGACAAGATGGGCAAATGCCTGACGGACTATGACCCTTACGACTCAAGTAGGAATTGAATCATGTGCTACCCCGCTTTGCTGGCCGCGATACCCGCAGCTTCCGGCACGACTGCGGCCGCCGCAGGAACTGCCGCTGCGGCTGGAACGGCCGCGGGGGTTGGCGCAACAGCGGCTGGAGTAGGCGCTGGAACAGCAGCAGCCGGCAGCGCGGCTGCGGGTACAGCCGCCACAGCAGGCGCCACTTCAGCAATTACGGGAGCAGCAGTCAAAACTGGATTGACGCTGGGCGCGAGTTTATTGGCTGGCAAGATTCTGACGCCCAAGTTGCCTGGAGATACGGGAGTCGCACCGCCTGAGAACAACGACCCCTCCGGTAAGGTGGCAAGTCTCGATGCGCGCCGCCGCGCAAAACTCGCAGGAGGCCAGCAATCGACGCTGCTCACACGCAATGCCGGGCCCGTGACGCCCGGCTACAAAACTCTTTTGGGTGGATAGATGGCCGAGACACCGCGACAGCGCGCGAACAAACGCCTGACGCAGCTCAAGGGCGAGCGCGAATCCTGGAATGGCACATGGCGCACGCTTGCTGAACACTTTCTGCCGCGCAAATCACGATGGCTGCTGGACACGGGTGAGGCTAATCGCAACACCAATCGCCACACAAAGGTGATTGATGGCACGCCCGTGTTTGCCGCTCGCACGTTGGCCTCGGGCATGTTGGCAGGGCTATCGAGCCCTTCACGCCCCTGGATGCGGTTCGTCACGGAGGATGAGGACTTGATGGAGTTCGGTCCCGTCAAGCAGTGGCTGGAGATCGTACAAAAGCGAATGCTGGCCGTGCTCGCGAAGAGCAACTTCTACAACATCCTAGCGGCTGAATATGGCGAGCTGGGCGTATTTGGTACGGCGCCGATGATGATTTTGGAGCATCCGCGCGATGTGATCCGCTGCCGCTCCTACACGTGTGGCAGCTACTTCCTCGCCCAGTCGGCGGAGGAGACGGTTGATACCTTCTATTACGAAGGCAAGATGACTGTCAGGCAGCTCGCGCAGGATTTCGGACTCGCCAAACTCTCGCCACAAACTCAGGCGCTGCACACCAGCGGCCAGCTTGAGAACTGGGTCGGCATGGTGCACCTGGTTGAGCCCAATGGCGAGGCTGAGTACGGCAAGGCTGACTCCAAAAACAAGCCCTACCGCTCGTGCTGGTACGAGACGACGAATGGCGAGGCGTTCCTGCGCGAGTCAGGCTTCGAAGAATTCCCGGTCATGGCCCCTCGGTGGGCGCGCACGGGTGAAGATATCTACGGTTCGAGCCCCGCCATGGATGCGCTGGGAGACGCTAAGGCGCTTCAGCACCAGCAGAAGCAGAAAGCCAAGCAGATCGACAAGCTGACGGACCCGCCAATGTGGGGCACGCCAGAACTCAAGAATCAAAAGTCGAGTTTGCTACCGGGCGATCTCACGTATTCTGCCTTGGCCGGCACGGGGACGATTCCGTTTCAGCCCATCTATGTGCCACGAGCTGACGGACTCGTAGCGATTCGCGAGGACGTGCAGGAGATTCAGCAGCGCATCAGCAAGGCGATGTACGAGGACTTGTTCCTCATGCTGGCACAGTCCGATCGCCGGCAAGTGACGGCTGAGGAAATCTCACGCAAGTACGAAGAGAAAGTGTTGATGCTTGATCCGGTGCTCACGCAGACCAACAAGGAGCTGCTAACGCCGGCCATCGATCGGGTGTACTACATCATGGCGAGGCGCGGGGAATTCCCGCCACCGCCGCCGGAGCTTGAAGGACAGAGCTTCAAGCCCGATTACATCTCGATCCTCGCTCAGGCGCAGCGCATGGTGACGACCGGAAGCATTGAGCGGCTGGTGAACTTCGCAGCACTCGCTGGTAAAGCACAGGCCGAGTCGGGAGAAGCCCCAACCGTGTTCGACAAGATCGACTTCGATCAGGCTGTGGACGAATACAACATGGCGCTCGGTGCGCCGGTGCGTATTGTGCGTCCAGACGATCAAGTGGCTGAACTGCGCAAGCAACGCCAGGCGCAACAGCAAGCGCAGCAGATGGCCGCAATGGCCAAGCCTGTAGCCGATGCTGCGGGCGCCGCTAAGGATCTGAGTGAGACGCAAGTAGGCGGCGTCAGCGCATTAGATCGGATGACTGGCGCTGCTGCGTGAGGGTCAAAGCTGTCCCTCATGAGATCGCTCAACCGAGCGAGGCGGGCATTTATCCACGAGCGGTTCCTGTGGCGAGCGCGGTGGTGGCTTCCGCGTTGGCAGCGAAAGCAGCCGCGTCTCATTCGCACCTTGCGGCGGACTTGCCGTCGACCGTTCAACGGCTATTCAGCGGCACGGGAAGCCCAGAGGGCGTGGTGACCGCTACGAAGGGCGCTTTGTATCAGCGCACCGATGGCGGTGCAGGAACGTGCCTGTACGTCAAGGAATCGAATACAACGAATACCGGGTGGGCGGCGAAGTGAGTGAGTTGTTAATCGGCTGCGGCTCACGCCGAGCGAAGGTGATGTATTTGCCAGACCTGGGGCAGACGCTTGAATGGCAAGACCTCACGCGATTGGATATTGAGGCGAGCCATGAGCCGGACGTGGTTCACGATCTTGAGCAGCTGCCCTGGCCGTTCAAGGACGGCTCATTCGATGAAGTGCATGGATTTGAAATTTTGGAGCACCTCGGCCAGCAAGGCGATGCGAAAGCATTCTGTGCGCACTTCAGTGAGATATGGCGGGTGTTGAAGCCTGGCGGGTTGCTGTTCGCGACGTGTCCGAGTGTGAGCAGTCCGTGGTTATGGGGAGACCCATCACATCGCCGGGTTATCAGTTCTCAGTCGCTCACGTTCCTGAATCAGCCTCAGTACACAGCGCAGATTGGCAAGACGCCCATGAGCGACTTCAGATCCTTTTACAAGGCCGACTTCGACATCATGGTCCAAGAGGACAACGGCCAGACGTTCGCCTTTGTGTTGAGAGCGGTGAAGCCTTCGCGGATCAGTGTGTGAACTTTGTCCAGCTGCGCGAGCGCTACGTCAGTCAACCGAAAGAGGTCTCGCTTGAGACCTTGGCTCTGTGTAACGCAGCCTGCACGTTCTGCCCCTATCCCACGATAGAGCGCAAGGGCGCGCGGATGCCAGACGAGCTGATCGAACGGCTGGTGGAGGAGATGGCGGCATTTGAGCTGCCGTTTTTCTTCAGCCCCTTCAAATTGAACGAGCCTCTTCTTGACCAGCGCCTCGGCCCGCTGTGTCGGATGATGAACGAGCACGTTCCTCAAGCGAGGCTAAGGCTGTTTACCAATGGCAGCCCGCTCACCGAGGGCAAGGCGCTGATGATTGGCGGGCTACGCAACGTCGAGCATTTATGGATATCACTCAACGAGCACGACCCGGCGAAGTACGAAGCGCTGATGTCGCTCAAGTTCGAGATCACCGTCAAGCGCCTGGATGCGCTGCATGCGATGGCCTTCCCGCATCCGGTGGTGGTGTCGAAGGTCGGGCCTGATGATGGCTTTATCGCCTACGTGAAAGAGCGCTGGCCGAAGTTCAGGCCGACGCTCATCAAACAGGATTCGTGGCTCGGCTACGTAGATGCGCAGTTTCCCGGCATTCCAGACACCCCCTGTGGCCGCTGGTTTGAGCTCTCGATCATGGCGACGGGCCGTGTATCGCTCTGCTGCATGGCGAGCGGAGATGAACATTCTATTGGCGATCTGAATACCCATTCTCTGCTTGAGGTCTACAACGCGCCGCATTGGCGTGAGAGACGCGAGCACTTATTGAGCCGGAGGTCGATTGAGCCCTGTAACCGCTGCTCCTACTAAAACCTGCATCGCCATTCCGTCAAACGACATGGTGCATGCCGATGCCGTGGCCTGCTGGCTGATGCTGCAGCACTACTGCCTCGTAAAAGGCATTCGCCACGGCCTGGTCAACAGCAAGTGCTCACTGGTGGAAGTAGGACGGAATAACCTCGTAGCAGCTGCCCAGCAGATTGAAGCCACACACCTACTCTTTCTCGACAGCGACATGATGGTCCCGCCGCAGACGCTGGAACGGCTCATGTCGCACGGTAAGGACATCGTCGGCGCGACGTACACCAAGCGCCGCGGCCCGTTCGACCTGACGCACCGCGAGCTCGATGGCAGTGCCGGGCAAATCGGCCAGCCTGGTTTGCGCGAAGTCTCACGTATCGCCACCGGCTGCCTGCTCATCAACATGAAAGTGTTCGAGAAGCTTACCAAGCCTTACTTCCCCGTGATGTGGAGCCCGCAAGGCGAGTGCATCAGTGAGGACAACGTGTTTTGCGACCGCGCGCGCGAACAGGGATTCGGCGTGTGGCTGGACATCGATCTGTCCCAGGAAGTCCAGCACCTCGGCCAGTACAGCTATCGCCTTGAAGATGCCGTGATTGAAAAGCCGCGCATCAAGCTCGTGAACTATGGCTGAGGAAGGCTTCAACGCCGCCGACCATAAGCAGGTCAAGGAACGCGAACGCAAGGTCAAACGCAATCATGCACAGGACCTGCTCGACCTGAAAGCCGTGCTGACTACCGTGGAGGGTCGCCGCTTCTTATGGCGCTTCATGGGTGAGTGCGGGGTCGAGCAAACGACGTTCAACCCTAACGCAGCACTAGCTGCATACAGCTCAGGTCGTCGCGATGCCGGCCAGATGCTCAAAGCCTGGATCGTCGAAGCCGACGAGCGCACATACCTGACGATGATGCAAGAGAGCTTCGCCCCCTAATTCCAGCAACGCTGGATGCCCCTACGAACCCGCCCTGAGCGGGTTTTTTTATGTTCGAGGTAAATCCGATGACTGATGAAACTCAAGGCGCGTCAACACAAACACCCGCGTCCGATCCGGCTGCCGACCCTGCGAAAGCAGCGCCGGTAGTTGAAACCAAACCTGCCGAAGTGAAGCCGACGGAAACGCCGGTGGAAACCAAGCCCGTCATTCCCGACAAGTACGAGATCAAAGTCCCAGAGGGTTTGCAGCTCGATGCCGCGATGCTGAATGAGTACACCCCGATCTTCAAAGAGCTGGGGCTCACTCAGGAAGCCGCGCAAAAGCTTGTCGAAAGCAATCTCGCGATCCAGCAGGCCGCTATGCAGCGGCAGGTGCAGACGTGGGAAGGCGAGTTGAAAGCGGACAAGGATTTCGGCGGTAAGAACTTCGAGGCCAATGTCGCTGAGGCTCAAAAAGCCGTCGGTCGATTTTTGACCCCGCAGGACAAGGCATTTCTGGATCAGACAGGGCTCGGGAATCACCCCGGCTTGGTCAAAATGTTTCTGCGCATCGGGAAGGCGATCTCCGAGGACGCCGTACCTCCGCCGGGCCAACAGCCCACGGAGAAAGGCGCTAAGGCGATTTACAACCATCCCACATCAGCTCAATTGAGTTGATAGGAGTTTTTTCAAATGACGACTCTGGCATCTACTGCCGTCACGCTGGCCGACTGGGCAAAACGCATCGGTCCTGACGGTAATGTCGATACGGTGATTGAGGCACTGTCTCAATCGAATGAAATTTTGGACGATATGCTTTGGGTTGAAGGCAATCTGCCGACGGGCCATCGCACCACGATTCGCACGGGCATTCCGGCCGGCGCGTGGCGCTTGCTCAACTACGGCGTCCCGCAGGAAAAGAGCACCACCGTTCAGGTGGACGACTCGGTCGGTATGCTCGAATCCTACAGCGAGATCGACCGTGATCTGCTCGCGCTTAACGGCAACTCCGCGGCCTTCCGGCTCTCGGAAGACGTGGCGTTTATGGAAGGCATGCGGCAGACGTTCAACTCGACGTTGATGTACGGCAACACCGGGATCGATCCTGAGAAGTTCCTGGGCTTTGCCCCGCGCTTCAACGATATCGGTGCGTCGAGCCCCAACAACTCCGACAACATCATCGGCGGTTCGGGCACGGGCTCGGATAACACGTCGGTATGGCTCGTCGGCTGGGGTCCGCAGTCGGTTCACGGCATCTTTCCGAAAGGCTCGCAGGCGGGCCTTCAGATGCGCGACCTCGGGGAAGACACGAAAGTGGATTCCAACGGACTCATGTATCAGGTCTTCCGCACTCACTTTCAGTGGAAGTGCGGCCTGACGGTTCGGGATTGGCGCTACATCGTTCGCATCTGCAACATCGATGTCAGCGATCTCACCAAGACCGGCACCTCGGGAGCCGACTTGATCGATCTTATGGTGCAAGCACTGGAGAAGATCAAGGACTTGAATGGAGTCAAACCGGCGTTCTATGCCAATCGCACAGTCACCTCGTTCCTGCGTCGGCAGATGACGAACAAGGCGACGGTATTCCTCAACCTCGATGAAGTGGCCGGCAAGAAGGTCATGACATTCGGTGAGGTGCCCGTGCGACGTGTGGACACCATCACCAACGCTGAAGCCACCATCTCGTAAAGGAGAACTTTCATGATTCTCGATAAACAAATGCTGTTCTCCGATGCGCAGGCGGTTACGACCACCATCGTATCCACGAACATCATGGATCTGGGTCCGATGCATGCGGACAACACGGACCGTGACATCGGTGCGGGGACGACCTTGCGGTTGGTCATCATCACCGACACGGCGGCGCAATCCACGGCGAGTTCAACAGTGACGTTCTCGCTGGAGACCTCTGACACGGCAACCTTCGGAACTGCCACGACCTTGTGGGCTTCGGCGGCTGTCGCCAAGGCTACTTTGGTGGCGGGGTACAAGGTTGCGGACATCGCCTTGCCGAGAGGGTTCCTGAAGTACGCGCGGGTGAAGTACACCGTGGCGACGGCAGACCTCACGACAGGGGCCTTCACCTCGTTCATCTGCAAAGACTCGCAGGACAACAAGTCCTACGCGAACGCTTACACCTGACAGTCCTCATCTTGAGGGCGGGACCGACACCGCCCTCCTTCTTTTGGAGTTCCTATGTCACAGCAACTGTCTCTCGCCGAAGCGGGCCGGGCGACCAATCCCCGCAAGGTCAAGGTGCCGGGCGCCACGCCTTTCATCCCCAACATTCCTGAGAGCGCGCCGGAATATCTCGTCGTCGATCAGCCCTATTTCAATGGCGGCAAGCTGTTTGAGATTGGCGAACGGGTAAAGTCTGACGCGCCGATCGTCAAGGAGCTGGGTTCGCCTGGGCGGTGTTTGATGCCCATCAATCACAAAGGCCCTTGGCCGCCGAAGGCGTTTATGGAAGCGGACGCGCTAGCCAGAAAGAAAGGGCGCGAGGAATGGATTCGGGATCTGCGTCGGGGCTGATTCATGACCGCGCAAGTGGATATCTGGAATCTGGCGTTGGGCCGGTTGCAGATAGGCCAGATGATTGAGACGCCAGATGATGCGACCACGCCTGCCCGGCATTGTCGGCGCTTGTTCCCGCAATGTCGCGATGAGGTCTTGAGAGACTTTCCGTGGGGCTTTGCGAATAAGGCCGAGGCGCTGGCAGCCGTAGCCGATCAAGTCTATCCCGGCTGGACTTATGTTTACCAGTATCCGCAGAAATGCGCGGCGGTGCGTTCCGTGGCGGATGAAAACGGGATGCGCTATGCGCGAGCCGCGTTCAACTGGCCGGATACCTGGACAACGCCACAGTTGCTGGCGCGCTTTCCGTTCGATTTAGCACTCAAGGCTGATGGCGACAGCCAGGTGATATTGAGTGATGTGCCGAGCGCGTGGGTGTTTCACACCGCGATTGTCGAAAACCTCAATGTTTGGCCGGCCGATGCTCTCTCCATTCTCGCGTGGAAGCTGGCAGGAGAGGCTGGTGGGCCGTTACAGGCCGACGCTCGACTTGTACAAGCAGCCGTGACGGCCTACGAAGGATTGCGAATACGCGCCGCTGCCGCCTCGCGCAATGAGTCGCGGGATGATCGGGAGGCTGACGCGTCCTCCATTCGGGCAAGGCAGTAATGCCCAAGTTGGCGCAGATCAGCTTCGCTGCGGGCGAGGTGAGCCCCAGCGTGGCGATGAGAACCGATCTGGCACGTTATGGCACTGCACTTAAAAGCTGCCTGAATTTCTTTGTCCGCCCTACGGGTGGCGTATCAAACCGCGCAGGGACACGGTTTATTGCCGCGACGAAAGACAGCGGAGAAAAAACCTCAATCCTGTTGCCGTTCACGTTCTCGACCGAGCAGGCATACATTTTGGAGTTTGGCGAGGAGTACGTCCGCATCTACGCCGGAGCGACCCTGGTTGACGAGGTTACCACACCCTATCAGGAAGATGATTTAACCACGATTCGGTTTGCGCAGTCTGCGGATGTACTGACACTCGCGCATCCAAACTTTGCGCAGTACGAGTTGCGCCGACTCTCGGCCAGCTCATTTGAGCTTGCGGCCATTGACTTCAAGGACGGGCCATTTCTGGATGAGAACACGGATGAGTTTATCTACGTCCACGCGAGCGCCAAGCAAGGCACCGTTACGCTGACTTCGACCACGGCGATATTTGAAGCGGTCCACATCGGCGGGCTGTTCAAGCTCTGGCAGCGCAACATTGAATCGATCAAGCCTTGGGAGCCGTCCAAGCTCATGGCGGACGACTCAACAGGAGTCGGGGAGGGCAGTCCCTTCGGGATTCTTCGCCGCAGCGATGGCAAGGTCTATAAGTGCTTGACGGACGAAGCATCTGGCTCAAGTTCGTTCGGTACATTTACCGGAACCGTGCGCCCTACCCACGATGAGGGCGTCCAATCGGACGGCGATCACAGCCCGATAGAGGACCTTGCGACTTTCTCCGGCGTGAAGTGGGAATTTCAGCATTCCGGGTTTGGGATTATGCGGATTACCGCAGTAGCTTCGGGCGTCTCGGCGACTGCCACGGTGCTCAGTCAGCTGCCGGACGATTGCGTGGGCGGGGCGACAACCGGCGCGGGCCCCTGGACGATGACGGGCGATGGCAGTGATGTCACGCTGGCCGTGGCTGGCGCCACAAGCAATGACTCCAATGACTTTGAGGTGACGTTCGCTGGCGTCATTCAGAAGTCCAACTTGTACACGGTCAATGCCACGACCGACGTGTTGACCTTCTACACCGCCCCGGCCAATGGCGTTGCGGTTTCCGCTCGCCAGTTGTCGGCCAACAACCGTACGAATGTGTGGGCCTTTGGCGCATGGAGTGAAGATCAGGGGTATCCCGCAGTCGTCACCTACTATCAAGACCGGCTCGTCTTTGCGAATTCCCCTGAACAGCCTCAAACCGAATGGGCCTCTAAGACCGGTGAATATCATAAGTTCGGCGTGTCGAGCCCTTTGGTGGATGACGATGCGATTACTCAGACGCTCAATGCTCGGCAGATCAATGCGATCAGAGAGCTTGTCCCCCTCGATCAACTCATTGCCCTTACCGCCTCTAGCGCCTGGGCCTCTCCTAAGCGTGGAGCCGCATGGACCCCGTCTACCATTGGCTTTGACCCGCAAGCCTATAACGGCGCGGCCGATCTTCGTTCAGTGCTCGTGGGAGATACCGCGCTCTACGCCCAGGACAAAGCCACCAAGATTCGAGATTTGCGCTACCAGTTCGATATTGACAAGTTCAATGGTAACGAGCTTACCGTGCTGGCCCGCCACCTATTCAAGCCGTCCAAGTACATCGTGGACATGGACTATGCGAGTGAGCCTCACGGCATTCTGTGGGTAGTTCGCAGCGATGGCGCGTTGATTGGCCTCACGTACCTACGCGAGCAGGATGTCATTGGCTGGCACCGCCATACCACCGATGGTTTCTTTGAGCGGGTGTGTGTTATTCCTGAGAGCGGACAGGACGCGGTGTATTTCATCGTGCGCCGAACCATCGACGGACAAACGGTACGGTACATCGAGAAGCTTGGCGAGCGCGAGTTTGAAGATATCGAGGACGCGTTCTTTGTCGATAGCGGCCTTTCATATGATGGCGCTCCGGCGACGGTGTTTACCGGGCTCGATCATCTGGAAGGGGAGACGGTTGCGATTCTAGCGGACGGTTCTAAGGAAACTCCCCAAGTCGTCACAGCAGGGCGGATCACGCTTGAGAATGCGGCCAGTGTGGTGCATATCGGATTGCCGTTCTCGGCTGAGATTGAAACGCTCGATATCACAATCCCTAATGCCCCCTCTGTTCGCGACAACTCCAAGAACATCGGCAAGCTGTCGGTGGTGGTCGAGAGCACGCGCGGCCTCAAGGCCGGAGCGGACGCCGATCATCTCGAGGAATTCGGGTTGCGGGGCGATGAGGAATTCGACACGCCGACCGATCCGCTGACGGGCGTCATGAAGTTCATCATCGCGAACACCTGGAATGCCAACGGGCGCATTCTGCTTCGCCAGGACGATCCGCTGCCGGCGACCATTCTGGCCGTGATCCCACAGGTATCGCTTGGCCCATCGAGTTGAGATTCGACCCGCGACGCTAGCTGACATCGAACGGATTGAAGCGCGCCATCAGGACCGCGAGGAGTTGTGGACGAGCTATCGCCACACCCCAGAACAGGCCATGCGCTACGGCATTGAGCAGGGCGCGGCTTGTGCGGGCTTTATTGACGATGAGCCGGGCGGCATCTTTGGCGTCGCGGCAAAGGGGCGCGTCGGGGCGCCGTGGGCGATCTTCACGGCCCTGGTTGAGCGACATCCGCGGATGTTCTTCAAAGCCTGCCATCTGCCATTGATGGCGATGCAGTCAAATTTCGATTATCTGGTGAACTACGTCGATGCTCGCAATGAGAAAGCGGTAACGTGGCTCAAATGGCTGGGGTTCACGATTCATCCTGCCGAACCGTTTGGAGTAGATCAATTGCCGTTTCATAAATTCGACTGGCATGTTTGACCATGTGTAACCCCGCGCTGTTTCAAACCTTCGGCACGGGCCTGCAGGCATCTGGCGTGCTGCAGCAGGGCAATGAAGCCGCGAGCGCAGCGAACTACAACGCCTCTGTAGCGGATGCTCAGTCTCGTGATGCACTGGATCGTGGAACTGTAGCGGAGTCCCGCTACGCGCGAGAGGTGAAGCAAGTCGAGGGCTCGCAGAAGGCGGCCTTTGGCGCGAGCAACGTCACCCGTTCGGGAACCGCGCTTGATCTCTTGGGCGATACAGCCATGATCGCCTCGGAGGACGCCCAAACCATTCGCCAAAACGCCTCACGAGAGGCAGCCGGCTATACCAGTCAGGCGGCTGAATTGCGTAGGCAGGGCAGGGCTGCTCGCGGTGCGGGCCAGTTAGGATTTGGCGCGACGTTGTTGACTGGCGGCTCGCGAGCCTACGGGCTATGGAAAGGGGCGCAGAGTGCCTAGCATCCCGCGTCTGACGAACACTCAAGTTGCGTCCACTCCTTTACAGATCGCTCCACGACAGGCTGCGCCGAATGGCTTGCAGGCGTTGGGCGGGGGAATTCAGGATGTGGCGGGAGCACTGTTTGAAGTCAAGCAGCGCGAGCAGTTGCAGGCCGATCAAACCGCCGTCACGGAAGCGGATCGCCAGCTGGGCCAGGTTGAAAATGGCCTGCTCTACGATCCGCAGAATGGCGCGCTCACCAAGCAGGGCAAAGATGCCATTCGAATCAGCGGCCCTACGCTGACTCAGTACGATCAACAGACAGCCCGGGTCGCCGGCAGTCTCGTCACGCCCCGTGCAAAACGGGTCTTTCAGGAAGCGGCCGGTAAGCGCCGTTTAGATATCGAGCGCGAGTTAGCAGGTCACGAAGTACAGCAACGCGAAGTCTATGCGGACAACGAGGCGAAATCTTACGTTCTGCAAAGCGTCGATAGCGCGGCGAATCATTGGAACGATCCTATACGAGTATCAGAAGAGCTGAATCGTCAGCGTGCTGTGATTGAGCAGCAAGCCTCCCGCAAGGGGTGGTCGTCTGCTCAGAAGGATGTCGCGTTACGGGCCGCTCAGTCTGATCTTCATACCGGGGTTGTGGGGCGAATGATTGGAATGCAGCAGATCGGTAAGGCCAGTGAATATCTCGCCGTGAACGCTCCCAACATGGACGATACGGCCGTGGAATCGTTGCAGCGTCGTATCTTGTCGGAAGAGGATGCGCAAGTTCGCCGGCAAGAGCATCAGCAGAAACTAGCGGCCGATGCGACCGCGAAAAACGGCGACAAGCTCTTTGCGCAGGGGCAGTTGACTTCAGCCTGGATTGAGGCTCATCGAAACACTCTCGATGCCCAGGATTACCGATATTTCTACGGCAAGCTGACTGGAAACGGGGAAGGCCCTAGAGATGCTTCCACTTATGCAGATCTGCGGGAAGCGGCGGGTCGCGGCGAGGACGTGAGGGCCGATGCGCGCAGAGCTTTACAAAGTGGCGCGATTCGATCATCTGACTGGGATCGCATTATTGGAGAAGTGGAACAGCAGCGCCCCGGCTGGTATCCGCGCGGCAAACAATACATCACCAACATGGCCGGCGTATCCGAGCTCAATCCTGATCCTTCCGCCAAGCAAACTCTGGGAACCATGCTGGATCAGTGGGACGACTGGACTACCTCCCATCCCAAGGCCACAGACAAGGAAGCGCAAGCGGCCTATCAAGACCTCGTTACGCACAACATGCTCGTGCAACGGGCGGGATTGCCGATGCCACGTTTTTCAGTGGGCAATCGTTTCGATCTCGATCTCCAGAATACGGCCAAAGCGACGATTAAAGCCCGGGATGCCGGGCAACTTGCGCCTGATGAATATCAACGACAAATGCAAATTTTGAAACAATGGAAAGACGCGCTGCTCTCAGAAAGCGCCGCCCAGCCGGCTAGGAAATCCCAATGAGCGGCGAGAATCTAGGCCCGAGCTTCATGGCCTATAAATCCGCTGCGGCTAGTCAAGGCGCAGTCGATGAGATGGAGGCTTTTGCGCGTGCGGGCGCGCAAGACAAGCCCAATCCAGTGGCTCCAGCGACTGCCCCACAAGACGGGGTAGTGGATACTGCCAAAGGCATCGTTAAGGACATCGGCGGCGGCATCGTTGAGACCCCGCGCGCCATCGTCAAGGGCGTGCGCGATGCCTATGCGAATCTGTTCAATATGGGGGATGAGTTGTCAGGCTGGCTTGAACAGAAAAGCGCCGGCACTCCGCTGAAGTTCATGAATGCTGGCGTGCGCTTCGACAAGGAAGGCGTGCATTGGATGAGCCCGGAGGAAGCTAAAAAGATTGATCCCCTAAAGACGGGCGATCTATTCCCCGACTTGAATGCGCCCGCCACTGTGACGGGCGGTCTTATCAAAGGCGTGGCGCAGTTCCTTACTGGCATGAAGGGCGCGGGGAAGCTCGCCAAGGCAGCAGGAATCCCCGAACTGACGGGCGGAGCGGGGTATGCGTTGGCGGCCGGAAAGGGTGCGCTGGCGAACTTTACGGCCTTTGATCCGCATCAGCAGCGGCTCTCGAATCTGATCCAGAAATTCCCATCCCTCCAGAATCCCGTGACTGAATATCTGGCCTCGGACCCGAACGACAACGCCGCCGAGGGGCGTTTCAAAAACGCACTGGAAGGCGTCGGACTCGGGGTGCTTACAGACGGGTTTTTTAAGGGCGTCAAGATTCTCAATAGCGCGATTCGCGCGAAGACCGCGACGCAAGCCGCTGTCGAAAAGGTGGTGCAGCCGGCGGCAACTTCTGAGGAAATCGACCAGCTTCTTTCTGGCAAGCCCCCGGAGCCGGGCGGTATTCCAGAGCCTCCGCCGGTCATTGTTCGCCCCGGCTCGCAGGCATCGGAGAAGCTTGCCGCGGCCGCTCAGCGAACCTCTGCGATTGCCCCCGATGATGTCGTTGGGCGCATGGTGGCCCCGCTTGAGCCCATTGATTCCTCGGCCATCGGCCGAGATATGACGCCACCGAAAACCTTCATTAACTTTGCCCGCATTGATACCGGGGAAGACGTTCAGCGGGCCATGCAGGGACTCGCTGACAAGATTCCTCTTAATGCGGATACTGCCAAGGAGGGGGTGCGCAGCTTCGATCAGATGAAGCTCGATGCGGCTCACACGAATGCGTGGGACAGCCTCGTGGCGCGGCGCGCAGGGGAGCCTCTGGGCGATGCCCAAATGCTCGCAGCACGCCAGCTGTGGGCCTCAGCGACCGATAAGGTCTCACAACTCGCCCAGGAAGCCGCTACGAATCCATCGGAAGCGAATCTGTTCGCCTTTCGCAAGATGCTGGCAACCCATAGCGTGATCCAGAATGAAGTGCTGGGGGCGCGTGCCTCAATCGCCAGGGCGCAAGCCTCGATGCGCATTCCGGTCGGTTCTAGTGCGGAGCGGCTGCGGGAATTGCAGTTTTCGCTGGAAGCCTCTGGCGGTACGGATGTCGCTCGGGAGCTTGCCCGCGCCGTTGACGGTATGGCGAAGGCAGGGCTGATTCACGATCTCTCCGCAACCGTCGAAAAGGGAGCGGGAGCTCGTACGCTAGATGCGGCAAAAGAGGCGTGGACTCTGGGGCTGCTTTCGTCTCCCAAAACCCACCTGCGCAATATCGTCTCCAATACCGCGTTTGTGCCCACGCAGATCGCCGAGCGATGGATGGCGGGCAAGTTCGCGGGCTTTCTCGGTGATGAGACGAGCGTTCAAGCCGGAGAGGCCGCTGCTCAGTATTACGGCACCACTCAAGCGGCGAAAGACATGTTTCGCTACTACGGCAAACTGCTGCAAACGCGCATCCTGCAAACCTCCGACGCCTTTGCGGTCTCGACCGGACAAGCGCCGCTCTCCGACCTTGAGCAATCGATGGCGGCTGGTGATGCGGCGCGAGCCAGCAACCCCATTTTTGCGACGGGCTTGCGAGGCACTGAGAAACTAGACCTCCCTGCCCGCGCGATCTCCTCTGAGGCGCTGCGCATTCCCGAGGATAGCTGGCTAGGCAAGGGCGTGGATGCGCTGGGGAGTACCTACGGTCTTACGACGAATGCCCTGACCGCTGAGGACAATTTCTACAAGGTACTCGCCTATCGTGGTGAGACTCATGCCCAAGCGTTTCGCCAAGCACGGCAGGAACTAGCTCAAGGTTTGATTGATGAGAAGGGTATTCCTGACCGTATGGCTGAATTGATTTCCAGCCCGCCCGAAAACATCCGCCTTGCCGCCCACGATCAGGCGCTCTATCAGACATTCAACCAATCTCCAGGCTGGTTCGGGCAGATGCTGCTCAAAGCTAAACACAACTCACTGTTCGCCCATATCTTGATTCCCTTCGCGCGCACGACCTCGAATTTGCAACGCGCATCTTTCGAGCGCACTCCCTTGGCTTTCCTGGTGGGGCAATGGCGAGCAGACCTGATGGCGGGAGGCGCTCGACGTGATCTAGCGCTCGCGCGTGTCTCGTTGGGCAGCATGGCCACACTCGCCGTGATCGATGCGACCACCAGCGGTCAGATCACGGGACGTGGACCGCCAGACCCCGGCCAACGGCAAGCGATGGCGCGGGAGGGTTGGAAGCCGTACTCATGGAACATTGGAGGCCGCTGGTTTACCTACAACGGCATTTCTCCGGTTGGCGATCAAATTGGTATGGCAGCCGATATCGCTGAGATTGCCAAGTACGGTCACGAAGAACTTATTGACGGCAAGGACATGGAAAATGTTGTGTTAGCGGGGATTGCTGCGGTGGCTGGCAATGTGATGAACAAGAGTTATCTGTCGGGCTTTTCGAGCGCTGTGGACGCTTTGAATGATCCCAATGGAGGGGCGGCGCAATGGGCCCGACAGATGGCTGGATCTGTCATTCCAACTGGAGTCGCCGCGCTTGCACGTTCGCAGGACCCCAATGTACGAGCCGTCAATTCCATGATGGATGCGATCCGCTCGCGCATTCCCGGTATGAGCGAATCCTTGCCAGCCCGTCATGATCTGTGGGGCGAGCCCATGCGGATCGACAGCGGATTGGGGAAACCATTCGATGCGCTTTCCCCCGTGTTCAGCCAAAAGCCGACCCCCGAACCCATTGACCAAGAGATTTTGCGCTTAGGCGCTGATATCTCCATGCCCCCGTCTAGCACCTCATTCAATGGCGCCTCCGTCAATCTTCGCCAGCGACCCGATATTTACGAGCGCTATGTGGAGTTGGCAGGAAACGAGTTGAAGCACCCGGCCTGGAGGCTTGGCGCAAAGGATTATTTAAATGCTGTGGTATCCGGCAATCATCCGATGTCGGCGGTCTATCGGTTGCGTAGTGACGGACCAGACGGCGGGAAGGATGTCTTTATTCGCGAGACGATTCAGCAATACCGGGAATTGGCTCGCCGCCAACTTCTTAAAGAATACCCCGATCTAGCATTAGACGTGAGCGTCAAACGCGAGCATCAGCGCGCACTGCGCATGCCGGTCATTAACTGAGGTTCCCCATGACAGTCGAAGTAGATGACACCGTTGAGCGTTACACGATCAGCGGAACGGGCCCCTATGCCTTCAGCTTTCGCATCTTCGATGCGGACGATCTGGCGGTCAAAGCAATTGATAGCGATGGCGCGCCGACCACGCTGGTAAAGGATACGCACTACACCGTCCCCAATGCCTCAGTGAACGATGAAGACGGCGGGACTATTTCGCTGATTGCTGCGGCTGCGACTGCCTATGCGGCACACACGCTCGACATCCGTTCTAACGCGCCCATTGAGCAACCGACCAGCCTTGAGGATCAGGGCACCTTTCGGCTTCAAGCTATTGAGGCCGCATTAGATCGACAGACCCGCCAGCTTCAGGACGTCCGCCGTCTCGTGAAATCCTGCCTGAGATTGCAGGACATCGGCACATTCGATGCGGAGCTTTCGCCGATTGCCAACTGGCTCTCGAAATACGTCTACATCAATGCGAGCGGAGAGCCGGAACCAGCTGCGGGTATCAGCAGCGTCACGCTGACGCGTTCGGTGATTGGCGGACTGTTAACGCCTCAAATCCCCGCCGAACAATCCGCCGGAGTGACGCCGACGGACTATGCTTTTGGACCGTATCCGTACAATCTCGCACGCATCGGCTTAGTACCGAATAGCACTTCCGCCCGGACAGCCAATACAACCGCGCTCAAAGCGCTGCTTGATCCGACTGAAACAGGCGTCAAGGGGCGGATATTCTTCCCTAACACGACTGGCGCTGACACTTACTATTTTAACAACATCATCCCGATTCGAGATGGGATATGGATGGACCTGAACGGGTGTGCGCTGCACTTCACCAAGACAGCGGTATCCAGCGATACCGGCTCTGGATTTATCTGGCCTATCCGCGATTTCGTGATCGAGAACGGCAGTATCGAAGTCGATTACGACATGAATGGAGTGAGTACCAGCGCGGGGTATGCGCTCAAGTTCGGCGGGCGCGGAGACGACAATACGACCTACCGCCCCGGCCTGTGGGATTCGCTGCTCGCTTCCCCCATGGGTAACATTACCGTCCGTAATGTTCGCATCGCCTCCAACGTGGCCGATGCCAGCGGCGGACTGATCGCCATGACGGGCGGCCTGAAAGGCGTGACGCTCGATCATGTATTTGGCAGTGGCGCCTATAACGGGGTCGTCTACGAATTCGGCTGGGCGACATCCGGGACCACCAATCTTCGTCAGACCTCGCACATGAGCGAGTTTAAAATGACCAATTGCCGCATAGAGGATTTGAATGCTTCTGCTGGCATAGCGGTCATTCTGGGCGGTGCTTACAACTACGAGATTGACAATCTTTTCGTACGTTCTGCCGCCTCTATTGTAGCGGCTACGCCAGGAGAATCGTTGTTCTATCGACCATGGGCGGGCATGGACGATGGATGTAAGAAGGGCCGGCAGGTTATCCGCAATATCGTGGGACTGGACATCAGCGGCGTGCCCATCACGCTCACCGGCGCTCAGTTGGCCTCTGGCGGCTATCTCTCCGCGATCATTGCGGCGCTGCCTACCGCAGTGGAGCGATATGCCGCTCAGACTGATTTAGTGCAGTATGTGTTAGATGGATTCTATTTTGAGAGTACTAGCGGCATTCTGTGCAGTGCGCCCTGTGTGATCCGAAATGGCGAGATCAAAGGCGCGAGTCTCGTTCTTACGGACGAGAGCGTTGATTTCCTGATCGAAAAAGTCAAAGTGACCGGGGCTGCGACGGGCGGATTGCGCCTAAACGGTGGCAGCGCGATCTGGAGTCCGATCCGTCAGAAAGTCGGCACGATCCGAAACTGTTTCGTGGCAGGGAATAGCGTGAGCAGCGCCGGCGCTAACCCCGGCATGGAGATCGGGAATTCCGCTGCGGTCAACATTTTTGGCAATCGCTTTAACTATGAGATTGCACATGATGGGGTCGATGAAACGACACAAGGAAATGCTTTTCAGCTCGCGGCGACTGCCTCGGGTTGCGTATTCGATTCGAACTACGTGGGGGCGCTTGTAGGCGGCACCTATGCCTATTCTAATGTCTCTACTCCAGCCGCCAACGGCAACACGATTATCAACCCGCAAGGCAGCCAGACGGTCAATCGCGCATGGTTGAGCGATTATGAAGGCGTGTCTGCCGACCAGGGCGATGCTAATAAAACACTGACCGTAGGCTCGAATCACAAGACGATGCGATGGGCGACGACGCTCACCGCAAATCGAACCGTTACGCTCAGCACGACGGGGGCCAGGCAAGGAGATCGATTCCGTATTGTACGAACAGGATTGGGGAGTTTCACGCTGGATGTAGGCGGTCTCAAGACTATCGGCAGCGCAACGGCAGCTTTCGTCGATGCCGAATATAACGGCAGCGCGTGGGTATTGTCCGGTTACGGCGCGCTCTAGCTTTAACGGGCCGGCCTCGCGCCGGAAAACGGATTCCTCACGGGGGTGAGAGCAGGTGAATAATGAACGAAGCGATATCAGGGGAGTTGCTGGACAAGCTGACCGGGAGACTCTTTCGGATTTGGTGGCGTCTAGAGGCTCTATTTGAGCGATGGAGGATGCACATGTCGCCTGAAGTGCGCGTCGATACGGACTACAATCCGAGCGACGATGACATGCGGATGTTGCTCAAGGGCGTGCATCGGTTGCTCCAGCGACCGATGGGCAATAGCTATCAGGAGGGCGGTGGCGATAACAACCGCATGCAGGCGCTGACTCTTACCATTGTGAGTTTATTGGCGGTCAGCGGCATCTGCGGCGGTGTCGTGATGTACGGGGAAATCTCCTCTCTCAAAGCGATGGTGGCTCAATGGCAAATTGCCACAGACCGGCGGCTCGATAGACTGGAGCAGCGGCCATGAGCGAAGGGCAGTGGCATCTTGAGGATTCTCCGGATCAATCCTTCAAACAGGACGGCCGTCTTAACGTCAACAATCAGGCGATGATTACCGGCGAGCGCACCAAGGCATGGTTCACCAATGTGCTGCTGGCGATCAACATCGTGGCGCTGGTTGTGTTGATTTTCGTCTACCGGCATGCCGCAATGGTGCAGGATTTAAAGCGCTGGGATTTGGACAATTTCCTTCAGACCAGCTTTTCAGACTTGAAAGCGACGGTCAAGTCAGATCACGAATTGATTCAAGCGTATGGTTTACAGAAAACCATACACGATACGGTTCAACAAACCTTAGAGGAGTCGAAGAATGGCCGGCCACGTGATAATCAGAAGCAAAACTAAAGCGACACTCAGCGATCCGCTGGTACATGGGGCTCTGCCCATGCCATTGCAGGAAGCGGTTGATCCGGTTCTGGCAAAGGAAGAAAGCTCTTGGACGCATGCGGATTGCATCGTTGCAGGACATGCCTATTCATGGGCATTGTGTCATCTGTAGAACTGACCTGTAGTCTACTGGGCGGCTCCTTCGGGAGCCGTTTCCATTTATGACCCCGGGTAACTGGATCGCGCTCGGCTCGCTGATCGCCGTCATCTTGATTCCGATAGTGATTGCCCTGGTGGCGCACATTCGGCACGACGAACGGCGCGAGTCTCGGCTGGAGACGGTCGAGCGCGAAATAGGTTCGCGTGACACCGGCATGCGCGGGACGATTCACGAGCATAGCAACGCGCTCACCTGGCTGGGCGGGTGCGTGTGGTACGTCGCCAATAAGCTGGGGATTGAGTTGCCCCGGAGGGACAAGTGAGTTCATCCATCGATCTCGTTTTGCCGCGACTGAAAGCGGAGGAAGGCTTCAGGCTGCATCCCTATAACGACCGTACCGGACAGCGCGTCACGTGCATCACTGGTGATCCGGCGACATCCGGCAATCTTACCTGGCTCTATGGGCTGAACCTTGAAACGGCGGGGTCCGAAGAACTCGGCGAACTTGTTGCCCGGTGGGTGCTGGGGGGGATTGAAAAGTTTCTCTTCGCCTATCCTTGGTATATCAACTGCGATGCCGTGCGGCAATCCGTACTGCTCGATATCGCATTCAACACCGGCGTCTCAGGTCTGCTCAAGTTCAAACGAATGATCGCGGCGATTTTGCGATATGACTGGCCGAGCGCGGCGACGGAATGTCACGTGCAGGATGCCAAGCTTACGAAACGATACGAAAAACTCGCTCAACTTTTACTGACGGGGCTCAACACATGAATCCTTACATTGAATTCGCACAATGGGCTATCGCAGGCTGGAAGCGCTGGTATCAAGGCAATGGCACAAAGCTCTGGGGCAGCATCTCGGCGACCTTCGGCATGGTGCAGGCCATTCTGGCGGGCATTGCGGCGAGCCCTGATTTCCAGCTCCTGGTCACCCCGAGGCAGTTTCAGATGCTGTCGCTGGTCAATATCGCCTTGGGCGCCATGGTGCTCAAGCGCGGGTTCACGAATAGCCGCGCGCCGCCGGCCACGCCGTGAGCCCGCTGCTGCTCAGATACGGCCCCTACGCGCTCGCCCTGATGGCGATTGTCGGGCTTGGCTGGTGGGGCGGCTGGCATTTCGGCTCCAGCTACTGGAAGACCCGCTACGCGGCTGAGATTGCGCAGGCTTGGCAAGCCAAGGCAAGGGGCGAGGAAGCCGCCCGGCAGGCCCTAGAGCGCCAGCTGGCCACCTCCCAAGCTACCATTATCCGCAACTCAGAGGCCCTGCATGAATACCGCGCGAAACTGGATATCATCGACACTGAGCGGGATCGTATTGGCGCTCAGCTGCGCCGGGTGCTCGCCACTGCGCCCCGATCCTGCCCCCCTGGTGATTCCATGCCCCCCGCCACAGATAGATCGGGGGTTGATGCGTCCAGCGGAGACGACGGCAATGGACGCCTTCCTGAACTGGCTTCAGCCGTCGTCGCCGAATGCCGAAGAAATAACGCCAGGCTCGATGCGATTGTGGAGCAACTTACTCCCCAGCTCAGAAACCGCTGAGCTGTTCTAGTCAGCGGATCGACGCTCAGTGGCTCGCTGCTGAGTTATCCGAGCTTTTCGGGTACTAATTTGGTGATGGATATGCGGAGCACAACGGCAGCGCGCCACACCACGTCGAGGGGAACACGTTGGCGGCCCGTTTCTATATTGGCGTACGTAGCACGCTCTAGCCCAATCTTCTTCGCCATAGTCTTCTGCGTCATCCCAGCGCCCTTTCTACGAAGCGTAAGCATTAGCCCCGTTTCCTTCTGAAAGCCAGCCGAATCGAAAGAGGTGGTCATGGTTGATGAGCGGGCCGCAGCCACCTCTCAGGTGGCTCGTCCGGGATTGTGTCCGCCAAGACGTTCATAGCCTGGGTGGCGATCATGTAGGCCACTTCGGTATTGGGTGCGAGTTGCACGTCCCGAAAGGCTGCGTTAGCGATCTGAAGGATTTCTTCCCTCGTCAGCGTGTTTGTCATACATCACCGTTTAGTTGGGCCGGTGTTCTTACAAGAGCTTCGTGCGCATCCCGGATAAAGGTCGCCAGCTGTTCAGGGCGCCACGCGGCCAGCATCTGAGGCTCAATGTTGCCGAGCATAGGATTAGGGGTCACCCACCACAAGAGCGCCTTCTCCGGGCCTATAATCTCCCTGACGAGAACGTCTAGCTCCTCAAGCTCGGGGCGGGTCATTTGCTCGCTTCCTGTGGTTCCGATGGTCTATAGACCATGATTCGGAAGGTTTCGTGCTTCCACGCGCGTTGAGCCTGCTCAAGATCATCGTCGGCGCCGCGCCTATTGAGGTGCACCGAGTAGACGTACCATTCTCCTGGGTGATCTTCGTGAGATCCTTCCACAACCCATACAAGAGCGGAACGCATTATTTACTCTCCGTCGTGGGGTCAGCGAACATATATTTTTACCCTGCCAGGCCGCGTTTTATGCGGCAGGACACTATGGACATACTCCACGGTGTAGCCATCCTGGCCCAGCAGCACGTCTTCGCCAATGCGTGGTACGTGGTCTAACTGACCGTCCCAAATGATTTTCGCTTGGGTACCAAGGCCGATGTATACCTCAACGAGCATGACTTTCTCTCACGGTTTCAGGTTGCATACCGCATGCACAAGTCGGACAGTGGGGCGGCTCGCGCTCAGTCACCGGGCGGCGTAATTTATCGTAGGCAGCGGCCTTCCGATCTCGCTCAGCCAGCGTGCGCATGAGGGTCTGCCCGACGCGGGCATTCTCAGCCGGACTTCGCGGCTTCCTCATTTACCCGCCTCTGCGCTGTGAGCGTCTATCGCTGCGATAAGTTGGGCGGTGAGCTCAGGGGTTATCTTTGTAATCCCCTGGCGCTGCGCCTCCTGGGCGATAGCAACAGCTCGCTCTAGGCCCAAGCCGAAGTTGCGAAGACCCTTTACGACGCCGGCGCGGTGCTCCTGGCGTTTCAATCGCTCCTGTATCTTTCGGCGTCGAACGCTCATAGAGCTGAAGATCCATTGTCAGCGGTTCTATCAGGCGGAGGGACGATTTCCGTGGCTCGCGCACCAATCTCTTTGCGGATGAGTTCTTCGGGGCCCCACCAGCATTCACAGCCCCAAACGACTCCACCACCATCGAGTTCGATCTTGGGATTGGCCCAGGGCTCCTCCATCATTTGATCCATGGGACCGCCAGTAACATCGCCCACATAAACGCCGTACCCATATAGGTTGGCCTTGCTGGCGTCCATGTCACGAATGGCTCCTACGCGAATTCCAGGCTTCATCGACTTTCTCCCGCACTACCAGATTGCTGATTCAGAATCAGGCGCAGCGATTGCCAGGGATGCAGCAGCGACGAATTCTTGCACCCATCAGCGTGACGCAATGGCTCACCGTCGCGTGACGCGATGAGGTGCCGCTTACAGGCTTTGCACGTCATCCAGTCGGCCTCCCACTCCCAGAATTTCCAGAGCGCGGTCAGCAGGTCGTTGCATTCTCGATCCACGGGTTACTACCTCAGGCCCTATCAGTTTGGCGATTCGAGCAGCTGGTCGCGTGCTGCGTTGATGCGTGCCATTTCATTCGTGTCGCCTCCGCGGTCGGGGTGATGTTTCATGGCGAGCCGTCGATGCGCTTCCTCGATCTGTTCGCGCGTGGGATTCGACGTATCCAAGCCGAGCACCTGCCAAGGCTGTTCCGGAGCCGGTAGCGCCACGAAACCGGTGAAGGCTTGCTCGACCATCTGGCCAGATCCCCATCGCTCGATACCGCGCAAGGCGTCGATGGTCTTGGTTATGGCCCACATGTTGTCTTCGATCTTCCGCCAGCGATCACAGGCGAAACACATGGGTCGTTTCTTATAGGTAAAGTAGACGGCGACGCCGCGGTCAGTCGGCTGGCTCGCGTTCGCGTAGGGTACGCCATCGCGGCGCAGGGGCAGGTTCGACGAGATAATGAGCCCCACGCCACCCAGTCGGTAAACCTCGGCCTGCACTTCTTTGATCGCCATGCCGAGCGTTGTGCGGAAGCGGGATTCCTCTGGCCACTTCGTACGCTGGCGCCCAACTGGCCACGTCAGCGGATATGCCTCTGTCGGCTTATCCATGGATAGCTCCGGAGGAATCAGACTGTGAGCAGCGCTCTATAGAATGAGTCGCGTGCGCGAATATTGGACAGTCCAATAAAACGGGACTATCGAGCCCAGTGCGACCCGAGCTAAGTGATTGATTAGATGGCGCCCCCGGCCGGAGTTGAACCGACGACCTACCGCTTAGGAGGCGGTCAGTAAGAGCGCGCTTATCATGTTGATTTGAATGCATTGACGCTCTCAGATTGTCAAATATCTGGATGGTCGATCGCTCAATTTCACTGCGGAAAACAAGGGCTCGATTCTCGATATTGGACAGCTCAGCCATCAGTCTTCCCCAAGATTCGCAGGGCTATGGAGCGCCTGGGGAGGCGGCGATACACCCGGCGAGTGATAGCAGGGTCGCTATGCCCAAGCCGGTCTGCGGCCTCCTG